AATGACTGGCGAGGTTGCTGTTCCTTACGGGCAAAACTCGTATTACAGCTTGCGAGACAACTTGATGCCTCAGCCTCCACGGATGAACCGAAATGGGGAGCTAGTTATCGAGATCCCGCCAATCTCTAAGGGTAAAAAATCATCAAATTCAATTTCACTCTTGCTTTCTGGCGCAGCATCGCGTCAAATGCAGCGGGAAGACCAGAATGAAAACAACTACCAAAAACTACAATCTAATGTTATCGCCAGTGTTGAAGATTTTTTATCAAATCAAGAGCGCAAAAAAACACTGAGTGTTTTGGGAGAAAATTCGTGGAATTACAACACTTCCGGTAAATTTGTGGAGCAGATCGCTGATTGGGTTGTGTCTCCTAAGTCCGTATCTCCACGATTACATGAAATTATTTCAAAAACTTGGTCAGGTCTAAGTAAAAAATTAAATTCAAATACTGTTGTTGTTAGTTTGAGATCAAGTCTAGCACCTAGAGGTTCAATCAGAAAAGTCCCCGTAATGAAATCATTGCCAGTTTCAGCACCTGTTGATTACGATGGGAAAATTGAAATACCCAAATATAGTCCGATAACTGATGAATCTAAGCAAATACAAATGATTAAATCTTCTTTGTATGCTTCTGATGATGAGCAACTTCCCACAATTATTCCAAGCGCGAATCTTGAAGAGATTCCTAAAATTAAAGATCCTGCCAAAAATAACGAAATCATCGCATCGTCAATTTCAGCAATGACATCTGAATGGATTGTTAAAAACAAAGACAATAATGATGCTCCATTTGCAATAGCCGATAAAAACAATGGATCTATTATGTTTTTCAATAAGAATGGACATTTGGTTTCAAGTGTTCCAGCATTATTTGGAAGAAAAAAAGGAGATGACATAATAACTACTGGCGAAGTATCGCACAGAACTCCAGCTGGAAGATTTGACGTCAAAAGATACGACTCTGAAGATTATGGCCCATCATTAAGATTTGATCGTGTTGGAACAAATAATTTTTTAATCCATCGCATTCCTTCAAAATCAATAACAGCTACGCCGGAACAACGAAGAAAGGCACTTAAATCACAAGATGCGCAAGATAATAGGATAACAAGCGGCTGCATCAATTTAGATCCAGATGCTGTTCCGGGAGCAATTTCTCACTTTGAAAATGGTGGAATTTTATATATATTGCCTGAAACTAATGAAGGGAAATCAAAATCTTCGGCATTTAGAAACATTCCACAAATCAAGGATAAATGATGAGTGATGATCCAAACGAAAAGCTGAAGGCAGATTACGTTGACGAGCGAGAAGACAAGTCCGCGTGGTTTCTTGAGGTCAAAGAGCGTGCAAAGCTGTCTCCGGGCAACTGTGTTGAACACTATGCCCCAAACAAGGCCGCAATGGCCCTGTGGCTGGCCGCACAAGGCGCGAGGATAACCGACATCCAAAAGAAGACGGGGCTTGGCAGAGAGACCATCAGGGGCCTACAATGGCGTCATAACGATACACTAGAGACAAAACGCAAGGAGTTCTCGATGCGATACGCGATTGCAGCGCAGGACTACACGGATTTGCTGTTTGAGCGGTCCCAACAACTGTTTGATAATCCAGAAGAGCTTGCTAAAATCAGCCCTGACAAGCTGGCGGTGACGGTGGGTATCCTTACCGACAAGGCAGCGCAACTTACCGGAATGGCATCCTCAATCGTGGAGCATCGCAAGGGAGCTAGCCTCGATGACGCTGCCAAAATGATCTTTGACGCAAAGGCCCGCATTGCCAGTAAGATCAAGGAAGACGCAATCGAAGCCGAGATCCTATGATTTGGCGGAAACACGCAATCCTAACGCCACCCACCGATGAGGAGATGGTGCAAATGGAGCCTGATGAGCTAATCGGGCTTCATTCGGTTTACCATGAGGCGATTGAGAACGCTGAAAAAGACCCGTATCACTACGGGTTCAGACTCCCTCACTGGAGTAAGGCTGAAGAACAACTATTTGAGGTAAACGAGATCCTAGCACTAGGTGGGAATCGCAGCGGCAAGACGCAGTGGGGCGCATTCTCCGTTGTCCGTGCGGCTATCGAGAACCCGAAGTCTGAGATCTTCTGCTTTGCTCAAACATCCGAAGTCAGCATTCGCCAGCAGCAAAGTGCCGTCTGGGATTGGTTGCCAGAGAACCTCAAGACAAAACAAACAAGCGCGAACACCTACATCTCTTACAAGAAGAAGACTGGCTTCACGGACTCATCGTTGATTCTTCCAAACGGTTCTCAAATCATTTTCAAAACGTATTCCCAGTATCAGAACAATCCGACAATTCTGGAAGGCGCAGAACTTGGGTCTAAGAATGCCGTGTGGCACAACATTGGAGTATGGCTCGATGAATACCTTTTGGGGCCAGAGTTGATTAACACGCTCAGGTTCCGGCTAGCTACGCGAAATGCCAAGATGCTCGTCACGTTCACTCCGATTGACGGTTGGACAGAGGTCATCAAAGAGTATCTTGATGGGGCGACAACTATCGAGTCAAGACCAGCGGAACTCCTTAATGGTGAGTTGGTTCCATACGTTCAGAAGTCAAAGAAACTAAACGCATCAGTTCATTACTTCCACTCTCAGGATAATGCTTTTGGCGGATACGAGCGCATTAAAGAAACGCTGTCAGGACGCACACGGGAGGAGATTCTGATCCGCGCCTATGGAGTGCCAATGAAGTCCCATGCGACTAAATTCCCTAAATTCAACAAGGTTGTCAACGTGGTCTCCCCAGACACTATTCCAACTAAAAACATTACGCGCTATCATATTATTGACCCTGCTGGAGCAAAGAACTGGTTCATGTGCTGGATTGCGATTGACGAAAGCGGAACATTCTGGGTTTACCGTGAGTGGCCGGGAGTTGACGTTGGTGACTGGGCGGAATGGAAAAGCGGCAAGTGGATGCCGGGGCCGGGGGCTAAAGGACAAGGCTTTGGTATCCGTGACTACATCGAGGCGATCCAAGAAATGGAAGGCGACGAGGAGATTTTCGAGCGATTAATCGACCCTCGTCTTGGAGCAGCAAAGTATCAAGCGCAAGACGGATCATCTTCAATCATTGAAGATTTAAACGAATCTGGCATGGTGTGTATTCCCGCACCCGGACTCGATATTGACGACGGATTGCAAGCACTTATAGGCAAAATGTCATGGGACACAAGCAAACCACTAGACTCTGTGAATCGCCCAAGGTTCTATGTCAGTAGCGACTGTGAGAACATAATTCAGGCACTCAGCGAATACACTGGCGAAGGTGGACTTAAGGAAGCGTGGAAAGATCCAATCGACGTTTGCCGATACGCCGCGATTGCTAATCTCGATCATGTTGACAATAGCCAGTCATTTGTTACAACTCATGGGTCTGGAGGATATTGATTATGGAAACCGAGCCTAAACCATTAACTGCGAAGGGGTTTGTCTTAGACGTTCTGAAAGAGGCTTACTTCCGCAGAGCAAGAGACGAGAAGCTTGGAAGCACCAAAAGAATCACCCAAGAACTAGATATTTTACAATCAGTTATTAAAGACTTTCAGAAAACACTTCCAAATGAATCCGCCGACACCTAAAAAAGCAGCCAAACGTGGTCGCCCTGCCAAGAAGACCATCACCATTGATGAGTCTTCATGCAGCCTTGACAGCCTTATCAATCAACAAATTGATGAGGATTTCATTGTTATGCGTGTTTGCAACAACCCAAGCTGGGTCATTGTGCGTATGGATGGATTAGCAGTTCCGGTGAAATGTCCGGCACGCTTATCAAATAAACTTGTTGGCAAACGCATTAAAGTGTGCTTAGTATCTGCCGACCCCGAAGACTTTTACGAATACGCATCATGATTGAATCACAAGAAATTGAAGACGAGTCGCTTGTCTATGCAGACAAAGAACCAGATATCGCTGTATTGACTAATGCTTATGACACATGCCTGCTTGATCTTGAATATTATTTTGAGTCTTGTCTACGCTCTTACAATGATCGGCGCAATATTTGGGATGGTAAGTCTGACGATCTTCGCAAGAACGGAGCAAACGCATTCCCGTGGCAAGGTGCTTCAGATCAAGAGGTTAACGTGGTTGGTGAACGGATTGACATGTATGTGTCTCTGTTTGACCAAGCTCTCCAGCGCAGCCACATCAAGGCGTTTCCAACGTCTATGGCATCAATGCCGCGAGCTTCTGTTGTGTCGTCGTTCCTTAAGTGGATGCGCTCGACCTACATTCCTGACTTCAAAAACCAAATGGAGTTGGGTGCGAACTATTTGCTAGAGAAGGGGATTATGGTATCCTATGTTGGATGGAAGCGAGAAAAAAGAACATATCTGCAACAAGTCACCATCGACCAAATTGCCCAACAATCCCCTGATCTAGCAAACCTTATTATTGATGGGAACGATGACGAGATGCTTCTTGGATTGATCCAGCAAGCATTTCCAGACTTGTCGAACAAGCGAACAAAGAAAGCAATCAGGGAGCTGCGAAAGACAGGGACCTCTGAAATCCCAATTCCACGCCAAACCGTTGATTGCCCGATTGTTT